TGCTAAGTTTTTGCTTTTTGCTTCGACCATAATGTCAAAGTCTTTACGGAAAGTACCAGCCCATTCATTAACTGCGGTATTCCACATAAGATCACTGTGTGCTCTTAGTTTTGCTTTCTTGTAACCTTGTTCAAGTAGTGCTTTGTAATCTGGCTTGATGTCTACCGGATGCCCTTCCAAAAGAGCTTGACGACTAACGCTATAATGACAAGCAGGACGGACGCCCCGCCAACTATCAATAACACGTTTAATTCTGTCATCGCTTGGAGTAATATATTCTCCGGCGCTATGAACCCAGTGATGGTGTATGTCGACAACTAATGCTACCTCCTTTTCAAGTTCGAGTGAGGCATCAAGGCCCCATGCGTTTTCGTCATTTTCGATAGTAATACAGTTTCGTGCTTCTGGAGACAATCGTTGAAGTGCGGCTTTGATACCGGCTGGACCTTGTCTACCGGAGATGTGGACGTTACACTTGAAGTCTTGCCACTCCTTGCCGTAACCCATGTACCTGATGATATCCGCATGATATTCAAACTCCTCTATACTGCGTTCTACTATTTCTGGTGTATCGCTTGCTAGTACAACAAACTGACCGGGATGCATGCTAAGACGCACACCTAGTTGTCGTGCAAGCTCACCTGCTTTTGCATAATGCTTGGATGCATAATCTACTACATCTGCTCGTTTCCAATACCAGCTCCAGTCTGGGTGTGTTGCAGCAGGAAGCTGATTGCTACCTAGTCGTACCATGCGTTGATTCTCTGGAAGATTACCTACATATTCAACAAGGTTGTAAACTGCTTGTGTGTTGTGTACCATAATATCCCACAAACGCTGTTCTGCTACATCTTTATGTTGTTCGTTAAGCCAACGAATAGTTGTGCTTTTTTCTGTGAGTGGACGCTGAATTTCTTCTAGTATCTTTTTCTTTTGTGTTTGATCGGGATGTAAATACTTACACGCAAAACCTACCTTGCCTACCATATGTACCTCTGTAAAATTAAGTTATGCGTATATTATAGCAAGATTGATTGGTTATGTCAACCGTTAAGTTGCCCAAGTTTTTTCTTTATTTCGCTGGCCTCTAAGTATAAGACGCTTGTTAGATATAATAGATACATTTTCAAATTGTCCTAATATATTAAGATATTTTTTAAATTTTTCTTCATCGAATGTATTAAAGTATTTAAACACTAATTTACCTTTACCAAGTAATGCAATGTCAATAAACTTCTGCATATGTTTTTCTGTTATTAGTTCATGATGTAAACTTATATTAATTTTAGTATATTCTAGTAGTTCATTATACATTTTAATAGATGCCGTTCCATTAGATAACAACTCAACACTACCTCTTTTTTTACACATTTTTACGATATCTAAAATATTAGGATGCAATGTTGGTTCGCCGCCATTGAGATTAAAATGTACTTCTCTGCCAGATGGAATTTCTATTTCTTCAAATTCTTTTTTGTATTGTATTAACGAAGGAAAGCCGCTATCAAGATCATGTATATCTGGTGCACAATATGTACAACTAAAATTACATCTTCTTAATAAATTCCAATCAACAACAAAACGATTGTTTTGTAATAATCCATACACACCACACGCAATAATATTTCCGTCTGTGTCAACATTGTAATCATCAATTATAGAATATTTTGTAATATTAGAAACTAAGTCTCTAAAGTTAATAAGTGTATCTTTATCAATTGCTTTAGGTAAATTTATGTCAGTAGGACATGCACAAATTGCCACATCACAAGTACGTGATTTATTACCGCATGCAGTATGTCCAGTTGTTCCTAATTGTGATGTTATTGTTTTTGTATGATCAAAAACTTCACAATGCCATTCTAAGAATAGTGTAACATTATTCTTAATTAAATATTGTGTTTGTGAGGTTTTTATTTTGTTGTCGTGAGTTAACACAAGCAACATATTGTTTTCGATCATTTTAGGCTACGCCGTTTTTACGAAGCCATTCAAAGATTTCTTTGTTATCAAACTGTGGACTTCGTCTATGGCTTTCTGGTAATGAATCCCAATCTCTTAATGCTGGATGTGATTTTTTACTTTCGCTAAAATACAATCCATAATGCCATCCTTCTCTAAGCATCTCATCTCGCCATCTATTATGATGCCATTTGTTTAAATCTATTGTAGCACTTTCTACAATTTCAGGATCTATATCAAGTTCTACGTCTTGCATTTCATCGTACATGTTTGATATTTCAATATTAAAATCTGGAATAAATTTATAATCCCATGCCGCAACAACTATTGCAGTTTCTTCTTGGGTTAAATCTCTTGTTAGCGGAACTATGTATGTGTGAGGGAATTCTGGACAATTATCATCTGTACCATATTCCATAGCAACTTCTAGGTGATCATTTACTACTTTATTGTATGTAAAAACAACTCCCTCTGGTGCGAAACGTTTACAAATTCCCAACCAGTCCATTGCAGTTTCACTATCTAAAGGTTCTGCTGTTTTTAATAATATATGATGTTGATACATTTAGTATTTGCTCTTTTTAGAATAATTTGCTTCTGCACTTGCTGAACCGCTATAACTACCACGTGTTCCTGAAGTAGAAGTATCAGTTTGCACTACAATCTTTTGACCGTTTTCACTAGTACTGTTTACATAAAGACCAAACCATGCCGCGCCTGCTCCAACTACAACACTAACCAGTCCTGCTTGTGGCATGCTTGGATCTGGTAAAGCCATAAACCATTCTGTTACTTGATATAGCAAATAAATGTACATACTAATAAATGCACGAGGGAATAAACGTAATTTATCAAACCAATATGGAAATGCTTCCAGTTTTGATATTTTACCGTCATTATTTAGATCTGTGTTAGACATAGTCAATCTCCTTGTATAATTGTATTTATCCAAAAAGTATTTTTAAATCTTTTGGCAGAACTGCGGCATCCATACGTTCCGGGTGCCATATCACACCCCATATGTTTCTTTTTCTATGTTTGAATGCTTCTATGTCGCCACCTCTTGTTGTAGCAATAGGATCAAATCCTTCAGCTAATTTTAATATTTTATTTTGATGGAAACTGTTTACTGTATGTACTTCATCATCCATTAAAACATCATGTTCTATATTATAATGATTTTCGCACTCTACGTTAACACCTTCTTCTAGTTGATTAATAAGAAGGGCTCCGTGGCAAACTCCTAGTATAGGTTTGTTTTGTTTATAACATTCTGTGAGTAAACGTATTTCTGTTTTTAATCTGAGAGGACTAGCATCGCCACCTGTGAAAATTATAAAGTCTAAATCTTTAACTAGTTTTGTAAAATCCTGTTCAGGATCATTTGCTATTGAAGTGAGCGTATGACCGCCTAGTAGTTGTTGCCAACCGTGTTCTAGACAATCATACGCAATATCATTGTAATAGAATATGCGTTGTGTTAACCCAATATTCATTTACGATATATTACCAACCGTAAGCTTCGTTAACTAGTTCACGTGAACCAGCTGCTTCAACTGTGTTTGCACAAGAAACTTCAAACAAATCTTTACGCATTCCGTCTACGATGTTAAGCACGTGTGCTTGAACTTCTGGAGTAGTAGCGATTTCTTCTAATTTCATTGCACCAATAGTTGAGTGAAAACCTTCGTCTGAAGCAATTTTGGCATATGATTTAGCGATGAAAGAATCTTCGATTGTTTCAGCCATTTGTGACCATACTGCTGCCGCTCTGCCTTCAGCAACGATTTGATATACTGCAAGTGCAGCTGCATCAGAAGATGCCTCATACGCTTCTAGTAAGTCAGCACCTTTGGCTGTTGGTTTTGCTGCTTCTTTAGCCATTGCGTCAGCAACGTCTAATTCTTCACCAGTGATTTTTTCGATGCATTCTTTTACCATACGGAAGTGGATTGCTTCGTCCATCGCTTGCTTAGAAAGGTTTTGTAATTCAATTGGATCAGCGTCCGCTGGCATGTTCGCAACTTGGTTTGAAATTTCAACCATGTTCATACGCTCATTAACCATACGACCAGTGAAGTGCTCTACTAGAGCTTCCATTGAATTGTCTTTGCTTTCGAAATACGCTTTCACGTTCATTTTAGAAGCTTCGAAAAGTGCTTCGTTGTCTTTTTGTAGTTGTGCTACAAATTGTGTTGATGTTGTCATTGTATATTCTCCATTTGACTAGATTTAAGTCTACATATTGTAAACTATGAATAAACATTTATACTCTTTTGTAAGGGATAAATGAGTTGCACTCTTTTAATATAACTACTCAGTTATAATTGTGCAATCATCAATGATGAGTAGCAAAACTCTTTGCTACATATATATTTATCGTCTTTATTAGATAATTATATTATAATGAAATATCTTCTAATCCTGCGGCACGTAGTTTAACTACATTATTAATTTGAAAGCCTTTGGCTTCAAGTGCCTTGATTATACCGATATATTTGTTTCGTATTAGACTAAAATCATTGATTAGATATTGTAAGTCTACTACGTCTTGTTCACCGTCTACATATTTTTCTGCATCACGGCTACTTAATGCTTTGTTGTAATTTTCTAAAAACTTACGAAATGTTCTACTACGTAGTTTACGCATTTCTGTATTTAGATGTTCTAATATTGCTTCTACTTCTTGTAATTGATTAAATCTGTGTTCGACAATACCTGGCATTTCTCTACTGTGTTTTTCTAACACACCTTTCATACCACACTCGAATCTGGCGGCTTCAATTTCACGTTCGTAGAAAGAGATAGCCGAAACTATCTCTGCCATGTTCTGCGAAACTTTACGATACCAGTTACTCATTAATCTTCATCTTCCCAATATTCTTCTGCATATTCTTCGTCTGAATCATAATCGTCGTTTTCATCAAAGTGACTAACTAATGCATTATCAAGGTGCTCACAATGTTCACCAATTTCTGTTGCATTACGTTTAAGATCTACTCCGTAATCATCTAAAGTAAAAATAAAATCTTCTGCAAAATCGCTTTTTACTTTTCCTGGCACGTACTTAATTGCCTTGTCGTATATCTGTAAAAATAACTCTAAATCGTTATCACTCAGATTCATTATTGGTCTCCATGTCAATTATTTCTTCTTCAACTGCATCAACCACATCGTTGTTATACTCTGCCATTACAGTTTCTAATGCACCGTCTTTGTTAGCATTCCAAGGTTTACGGAACATTTTAATTACTTCACCTGTTACCGGGCTAATGTATTCTAAACTGTTTCCGCTTTTCTTTAACAAGCCTTTTGCTTCAAAGAAGTCAGTCAAGCCACTGTATGGACTCATACCTGTTTCATATGGAATTTCAACTTGTACACTTTCAAATGGTTTTGCATAACGTGACTTCATAACTTTACAAGCGGCACGTATACCAAATACTTGTGATGTTTTGTTGCCATCTGCATCAACTTTTAGTTTAAGTTTACGCATTGCAATAACAATACTACTTGCATAGATAAAGCCCTGTCCGCCTGAGATCTTATCATCTGGATCGAACATGTCTTGTGATGCATATGTATGGTTTGTACACAACATACCAACATTGTATTGTCCTAGCATATTAACTGTATTACGTACTAATGATGTTAGTGCTTTAGGTTTACGACCCATGTCACCTTTCATATCACCTTTTTGAAACTGATCTACATCAGTAGGTGTTAGTAGCATACCCAACGAGTCAACCACAAATAATACTTTAGGTCGATCGTCATCTTCTGCATCGGCATATTCTGCCTTGTAATCCTTCATAAAGTCACTAATTGTTTTAGCAACATCATCAATCATACTCATGTTAAGTTTTAATAGTTTTTCTGGACTAGTATCTACATCAAGTGCATGTAACCAACTCTCATCAAGTGCATTCTCACTATCAATTAGTACTACAAAAATACCTTGCTGTTGTGCTGACTTAACTACATTGCCTGCTGCAATAAAAGATTTACCTGCACCACTCTCGCCTGCAAGTACTGTTACTTTACCAAGTGGAATTCCTTTGTGGAAGTCATTACTGATAAGTTTGTTTAGGGTGTAATTTCCTGTGCTAATCCATGTGTCTGGATCATTAAAGCCTACGCTTAATCCTGGTACACTTTTAGTAATAGCTTTACGGAATTTACTTACGTCAAAAGGTTTTGCCATTTATATCTCCAATCTAAGAAACTTGGACATGCTTGTGCATGCCCAAGTTTTGTTATTTACTTACGGTTACGAATTTGTGCTAAGATGTCTTCTGCACTTGGTGCCGCTCCTGCAGGTGCTGGTGCTGGTGCTGGTGCTGCCGCTGGTGCGG